CCTTGCAACTGCTGCAGATTGGAACCTGACAGCCTCTGACATAACGGGAACGGTAGGAACTTCAATGGATTTGTGGGGTGCTCAAGCATCCGCAGTATCCAAATGGGACATAGATGACTTCTCTTATGACGGTCTTGAGCTGGGTGCTGGATACGCTATACCTGTTGCTGCCGGTCTACATATCACTCCATCCGTGGGTGTTGACTTTGATAGTGACTGGAGTCGGGGAGATGCAACTGCTTCTGTTGCTGTTATTCTATCATTCGGCAGAAGTGCAACACCTTAAAATAGTTAAGGAGTCTTATGGTAAGCACTTACTATTCACGGTAAAGCTTTCATCCATACTACTCCTGCTTGCTGGGTGTGCAATACTACATGGGTTACTCCCATTCATTTTAACAGGTACAGTATCAGATAAAATCAAGCACCTTAATACGGTACTGAGTGAACGATGAGCGATGCGATTGATGTAAGCGATAAAACTAAATTCGCTATGCCCATTCGCAATCTGATCTCACTGATTGCATCTGTTGGGGTTGGTGTCTGGGCTTACTTCGGGATTATTGAAAGACTGAATACCATTGAGACAAATTACATTCTCATGCAGAATGACGTTTCAGAGAACACAATTTTTTCGAGAGAGTGGCCACGGGGTAACCTTGGGAGCCTACCTGCAGACAGTGAACAGTTCATGTTAATTGAGCACTTATCGGGGGAGTTCGACAAACTTCTCCACAATATCGAAACAGGTAAAGCACCCTTCGATCAGCAACAAGCACTCACCTTAGACTTCTATAAACAGAGAATCGAAACTCTTGAAGGGAAGGTGGAAATACTAAAGGATACAGTAGCAGAGCTAAAGGCACACAATGGGGAATAACAATGACTATTAAAATAATGTTTGTGCTTATGCTATTCCTTAACGGTAACGTCATTGAGTTCATGGGGCACTATGAGAAGGATGGTGAATGGGTAGAGATGGGTGTTCCAGGGTGTCTCGCTATGAAGAGAACCCTATCAAGGAATGGATGGAAGGACAACGCTGACACGGATACCCGCTATGCCTGTGAAAAACACGAGGTAGCAGTCGAAGATAACTGGGAAGGCAGGGAAGTTGTAAGGAAGATTTTGGATTAACAACATGGAGATAATAAATGGACATAATCAAGAAGATCTGGTTGGAAGTGCGCGAAAAGCCCCTATGGGCTGTCGTAATACTTATGATCGTTATGTACGTTCTTGCATAGCACTGGTCTGCTTGCTGAGTATCGCAGGATGCAGCAGTCTAAAGAGCAGCCTATTGACAGGGGCAGCGACTACCGCAGTTGTTGGTGTAACGAGTGTCTTGCCGGGGGGTGTGATTGTACCGAGCATCGCAGGGGGGCTAACGGGTGCGACTGTCTCTGCCCTGACTGCCACGGACCGGACTAAAGGTGAACCAATTTCAGTCACCGCAGATACCGTTGTCAACAAAGCACCGGATAATTTCTTCACCCTGTTGGGCAAATTGGTTGGGATGGGTGGATGGCTATTAGGCTTAGTTCTATTACTTCCAATGGTGATAGGGTGGATCATACCGGGACCGCTAACAACGAACAGGAAAAAGAAAAAGAGTTAGTTGTTGTAACCTGGGTAGACATCCTACAAACTGCTGACTGGACACCAGCAGAGGATGTAACTATCCCCACTATGCAGAGTGTGGGGTGGTTCATATCCAGAGATGAGAGGGAAATAAAAATAGGGAGTACCCGCGTGGTTCAGTCTGCTGACGATCCACAGGGTACTCCCTTTTCTATTACAGCCTTTCCCATTGGCTGTGTTGAGGAAATCAAATCAATCTAACTATTGTTCGTGTAGCCTCTGACCCTTCAGCCTCTTGACGGTTCTCTCTGCGGATTTAATAATCGGAAGCAAATATGCATAGTCCTCTGAACCCATACCCATCTTCCAGTGCTCCCTGTCTGAGTAAAACTCAGCATCACTGATCCACTCTGCCAATTCCTCTTCATTGCACCTGAATGTCCAGAGGAGCTTGCCCTCTTTGATAAGATCCCCGCTGGGTATGTCTCTGTACAGGGAATGATCCTCTGCAAAAAGACTTGGGATTTCGATTTGGTATTGCATGATCAAGTTCTCATTTGAACGAGCTTATATCCTAGCATGGAGAATTTTCAAATGTCAAATCTTGACCCCCCGAATCCAGCCTTTGGTCTGACCAAACAGCCCAGCAACCGCAACGGTGAAAAATTATTTTTAGGTATCTGGACCCCTTGTTTCTGGTCTGAACTGTATAACATTTCCAGTGTTCTCTTCGTTGTAGTATAGAGCCTCTGAGTATTTCCTCCACACCTGCTCCTCCCATACAGTGTCGGTTACTTTGGCTATCTCATCTATGTAGGATTCCACAATCTCCAAATCCAGAAGCTCCTGCTGTATTACCATGTTCATCAGTGTTATCGCAGAGTCTAGGTGGTGGTGCATCATCCACAGTAAACTCTCTTCCTTCATAGCTTCTCCTTTTTTATTCTTGTTGATTGAAACTTTTTCATTTGCATAGCCATCAGAAAAACATGGAAGTAATCAGAGGGAATGAACGCAGCCTCTTGATACTTGTCTTCTTCCTTGTCCAACCTCAACACAACTGCAAGATCTACTGATCTGCCATGTATCTCTTCGACAGCCTGGGCATAGGCTGACAACTGAACATAAGCCTCCTTATAGATCTTTGCACTTGTCTTGAAATCCACAATGCAATACTTGTCATTGATCATGGCTATCGCATCAATGGTTCCAGCGTAGTCATACTCCTTCGAGTAGACTTTCTTCTCACTGCCCAACCACACAATGTCATGGGAGGCTTCCCATTTTAGGAAGGCTTGGACTGCGTTCTTTGCTTTGTCACTGAGCGCACCCAGCTTCCAGTCAACCTCGTTGGGGTTCTTGATGGCACTGTTGATGTACTCCTCTATCCAGTAGTGAGTCTCATGCCCTATATCCCTGGCAGCACCGCTCACATTCTTGTGGGCTTGGATGATGCCTTGGTAGAAGTTATGATTCTCTCCATCGTTCATAGCCTCTACCCACCACTCAGCCCCACACTTAGCAGCCCACTCTGTTAGGTACTTAGGGAACACCCCATCTATGATGGTGGTGACATTGGGGATCTTCAGATCCTCCACCACATAGCTGTGGGCAGCGTGATCGTACTCCAAGAGTACCTTATCACCAGTGTGGTAGCGTATGGTGTATTCAGTCATCAGACCTCCTGTATTGACCGTCACGGGGTTTTATTAGAATGGTAGGTCGCCCCCTTGGGACTGACCAGAACCGCTGTTCACGGGTCTTACCTTCAGCTTGAGGTAGGGTTTCCCAGCCTTGGACTCCATGTTCCTTACACCAAGCCAGTACATGCTCCCTTCCACCATGATTTTACCTGAGTAATCGTCATGCCAGTCTTCCGTTTTTGATTCAACCGGGAAGGCTGCTCCATCATTATCCTTCTGCTCATATTGTGCCATTGTATCTCCTATCCGTTTCTACGGTTTGCACTAAGTGTTCGCCAAATATCTACTTCCCGCTTGGCTGATTCTCTCTTTGCTTCGAGCACATCTGCCTCTACGGTTGCTTCATCCAGCTTTCGTATGTACTCACGGAACTCCTTTGAGTCATACGCTTTGGATTCTCTTTCTGCCACTGTTCCGTATGCTTCCAGAAAGTATTTAGCCTTGATGATCTTCGTATAGAACGGAGCCATCTTAACATAGGCTGACTTCCTGGCAAACTCTTCATCAGTTTCCGCAAGGAACAACTTTGATTCTTCCATCTTGTCTTCATCCATGTATTATACCATCCCTGAACGCCTTGTCTAAAGTCTTAAAGATAAGTTGGGCTTGCCAGTCTACGACTGACTTCTCTCCTGTGTGTGCTTTGTCATGGCACGAATAACACAGTGGCATCGACAGCCAGTCTGATGCCTTGTATGCTACACCACCGGACCACGGTGCATAGCGATGTTTAAGATGGTGGGCAACGATAGTCTCATCCTCTGATTGGCAGTGGGCACAAGGGAGTGTTGCAACCCAGTCAAGGTACTTCCGGTTCTCCCACCTCGGTGTCTTTTCTAGCATGTAAATGTTCCTCTAATGTTTCCATTGGATTTAAGTCTTCGGGGTTCATCACATCTCTGGTGGTAGAGCCATTGGCATCCTTGTACTTCAAGTCTGCCTGGTGACACCTGTCATAGAATTCATCCTTGGTAGCCCAACCCCTGAAGCGGATGGTGTCGGGTGCGATGTCTTGAGCATCGACAATCACATCACCCTTCAATCTCCTGTAATCTTTCTGGACAATCAGGTTCCACCCTTTAGTGGTCTTGAGCTCGATGGTGGTTCCGTTTACAGCGAAGTCAAATCCACGGTCACCACCCTTTGAGTGTCGGAGAGATCCCTTGTTGGAGATCCCCAGCAGTTTAGACAGTGCGTACTCACCACGCAACCCTCTAAGCCACACCTGTTTGTCAGTCTCCTTCTTGGAGATCCGCATACTCTTGATGTTGTGCTTGTTCTTGTACTCCATCCTATCATCTATGGTCTGCTTGAGCATAGACAGCGCATCATCATCTATCGTAACGTCAATCATAGGGAACAAACTCCTGATAGGCATTGCTCCTCACTGTTGTCTTCAAAGATCACCCCCTTCTTGGAGTGAGCCTCTTCGTAAGGAACAGGTGTTATTGGTTGTCCACCCCTGGCACCATCCGGGTAACAGGTTAGACCCCTTAATCCACTGGCATACTTCCTTACAATCTTAGCGAAGTCTGCCACTCTGTCTTCGCTGACAGCACCTTCCCATGTTGGAAGGTTCAACGTGGAACTTATTGCCATGTCCACATGCTTCTGAAGGTCATGCTGAAACTTGATCCTTCTCTCTGGATCAGCAGCCAGATCCACGGCAGATTCTATAGACTCAGGTTTCACGCCTTCCGCTATGAGCTGCTCGGCAGTGCCGTCAACCACAAACTGGTGCTTCCATCTCGTTCCATCCGTAAGATACCTTCTACGGTATGCAACGGAGTGGACAGGTTCCACTCCAGAGGTTGTACCTGCGAGGATGGAGATGGTTCCTGTCGGAGCAATCGCTCTATATCCTTTAGGGCGGTTGAGAAACAATCTATCACAGTGCTCGTTTGCGCTACGTTCTGATTCTCTTTCATAAGTTGCTAACCATTTCTTCAGTTCATCGTTCATCTCGTACCGATAGTTCCGCTTGAGCAACCACTCATGCAAACCCATCAGCCCCAAACCAATCCGTGAGTTCTGCTGTCTTACCTTCTCCACCTTCTTGTAGGGCAGGTGAGCGCGGATCAGACCGCAGACCAGGAACTTAGATGCTAAGTTTACCACATCCTTCATCTCTTCTATTGATTCTATCCTAGCTAGGTTGACGCTGCCCAAATTGCAACTGTCAGAATCCGAAAAAGCGGTCACCTCACAGCACGCATTTCGCAGTGTCTCCTCACTCTTCTCTCCGAAGTTGAAGGAGAATCCAGGCTCACCAGTCATCAGAGCTTGCCGACAGTTCTCAGTGAAAACCCCATTATCACCACCATTTAGCCATGTGTCATCGTAGTTCAGAGAGATGTTCATCATGTCAAGTGGAGCAGCATAATTGAAATCCATCTTCTTCATGTCTGCTACGGTGTATTCCTTTTGGGTTCCTAGATACATATCATGCCAGTTCTTCACATGAAGGAAAGACTTGGCATCCTCATGCTGCCAGTTAAGGGAACCGTACAGTGCGGAACGCCTGGAACCACCCTGCATCACGTTCCTTCCTACCTCATTCAAGGTGTGCAGGAGAGGGATGGGTCCACTGGCTACACCACCAGTTGAGCGGAGCTGTCTACCAGAGGGTCTGCATACGGAAACGTCAACCCCGATACCACCACCAGTCATCAGGCAAGACATCGCTCTTCGCGTAAGCCCAGCCCACTCCTCTCTGGTGTCCTCTTCAAGCTTGAGTAGGTAGCAGTTGTTAAAGAACCGCGCATCTCTCCCTGCGTACCAGAGGTACCTTCCACCGGGCATGAACTTAAACTCTGAGATAAACTGGGCAAGCTGATCCCTGTCACTCTTTGCCATGAGGGAGTTCTTCTCTCCATCCATGTCACCACACACATAATTGACTACGGTATGAGCGCGGTCATTCCAAGTCTCATAGGGGTTGGAAGCATACTTAGTCTTGAAGATAGTCTCACCTAGATTTGTTCTGAATTCCATATTTCTCCCCCAATTTATTTTTCTTAGAAAATTGCATGTAATCCCTGAGAGAAAAGCCTTCCAATTTAAGGAAGGCTTCTTCCCAGGTTCTCCCTAACGGAGTCAGCTCATGCCTGTGTTTATAACAGTGGCGTGCAAACCAGTACCTCCTGTTCTCTTGCTCATCATCACGGACTGTCAGTGTAGAACCAGATGGATGTGGTTTCGTCATCTATGGATTTGGAAACATAATTCTGATTGACCCTTCTTGTCACCCATTCTGCAAGATCATACTTCCTTCGCATCTGATCGAAATACATGGGTCCGACTTCGCTGTACATGAACTCTTCTTGCATAGCCCCATCAAAGAAGTTAGTACATGCTTTGTATAGGTCAGCGTAAGCCTCATCACGGTCTTTCGAGTCCTTGCTGCGCTCAGACATTCTCTTCCTTCTCTTGCCATTAGAAAGGTTTTTCGTTGACTTCTTCTTTGCCATGTCTCTTCTCCATTAGTGCATCGTAGCCTTCAGGTGTGGCCCATGATGCGGGTTGCCTATGCTCATCAAAAGCATTAGGGTGATACAAATATCTTCCGATTCCGAGTAAGACTCCCGCACGTTTCAAGCTGTCCGAGATTCCACCTTTCGCTCCTTCAATGTTGGAGTCATCAGCACCATCAGATTTGGTGATCCATTCACAGGATCTTCCGTGAAAGTTCACCGACAGCTTACAGATCATGCGCCCTCCAATGAACTCATAATTAGTCTGCCAACCTGACACACCAAACACCTCATCCAGCCTGTCCATTACATCCCTGGCTGTGATGTAAACCAGATCAGTTCCACCACCACCTTTTCTCCAACGTAACTTGTTGCCGGGGAAGGGTCTTTTCAAAGCTCTTTCATGGTCCATTACTTATCTCCGCTTGTGGCATTAGGGGGATCTTCATAAACATCAACGTAGTTTGTCTCCCTGTTAAAAGTGTGTAGTCTCATTATAACATAAGACTCTTCATACTTTAGGTTCTTCTCGTGGAGAACTACGATTGGCACCCTTCCATCTGCTTCCCTTTCAGCCTGACCCATTGCATCATGTATCCAGTCAGGGAGCTTCTGTCTGTGCTTGACCTCGATACTCCAGTGAGGATGCTCAACATCTCTCCGTGATTCCCCGTTGTTGCCAGTGCGTACACCACCAAGCAACTTGGCAACCATTCGTTCACAGTGTTTCCAGGTGGTCATTTCTGATCTTCTATTAAGAAGGTGGCAAACTGGATTATCTTTTTCAGATCATCTATCGGGGTGCCTCTCTTCTTCCATGCTGATGCGAGAGCTATGATATTCCCCGAACAATAGTCAAGATTATTCTTGAGTATGTATTCAATGGGTGGTATTGGCATTTCGTAATGACTTGGTTTCATCTGAAGATCCTCTCCTACCACCATTTGTCTACCCCCTCTATTGATCTTCCCTTGCCAAGCATCTTTCGAGAGAGATAGACAATTAGTTCATACCAGAGCCAAGTATTTGCAGCGATCAGTGGCAATGCAATAATCCACATCCACCATGAAACATTTATCATGCCAAACCCCCCAACATTTTAGGGTTAAGTGAGGTTGCTTTTCTGCATCTCTTGCCCCACTCATTGATGGACTCTCCCTCCTTCCTGCTCATTCCCATCTTCTCAAGGGAGTCTTGGAGCACATCAAGGAAGGGTCTTTTGACACCACCAATAGTGATCGTACCAAAGTTCCGACACCAACACCTATCACATAATTGGTACATGTCTGTGGTCTGGGATGCCAGGGATTCGCAGTTGTCGCATTTCATACAGATGCTCCTGTCTTTGTTTCTCGAAGTCTATGATCCACTCTTCGAGGGTTAATGGTCTTCTCCATTCGTATTCTTCCATGATTGTAGCATACTGTGCCTTTGACACGTTGTATACAGGTCTGGGTCTTGTTGGTTTCCAGTAAGGATTAGATTTAGGGTGTGAATCCTGCAGGAATTGCCCGCGGGCTGTACTAAATCCTAACCCTCCCTGAAAAGACTCTGCCGATACAAGGTATCTGGATATGTTCTCGGGTAGGGATGAGAATGGGATTTCTACGTTTGGTTTTAATGTCTGCCTCTCTGCTCCTCTGAAATCCTGGAGATCGAAGTAGATCTTGAATACCTTTTCCCTTGCTTCTACCTTTTTCCAATGTGCTATGCCTCTGAGCTTGTTGATCCTGTCTGCATATGTCAAACAGTAATTCTTATATGTCTCTATGGGTATCCCGCTGTTCTGATTAGTCTTGGCTGTCTCTATACGGACTCTTCTTAGAAGATCCTCTGCCCTCTTCACGATCCTACTTAACGGATTCATATACTATTATACATTTAATATATAACTCGTTGATACTAAAGGATTATATAGTCTATTATAATCAATGACTTATATTCTAAATGTATTATAAGTGAAAGGGGAATTTTATCAATGGAATATGACGAGAGGTTAGAGAGAAAGTCGAAGAGAGTCAGGAGAAGAAACTTCGTAGCGAAACATAATCGCCATCGTGCCAAGCGTCACAAAAGCAACGCTGACTATCATCGTCAACCCAAGTATCCTCTCCATCACGAATCCTCTTAGGTGGGAAGTAATCAGGATGCTCCAGGCAAGGCTCACTTTGTAATGGCTTTAGCTTTTCTGTATTCATCAGGTGGATCTATGTCGGTATCCTCAAATTGAATCTTGAGCTGATCCAATTCGCGCAGCACCCATTCCAATTTATACTTGGCACTCTCCACATCCAAGATAAGTTCGTCAAGGGTAGCTAATAAGTGACTCATAATTTCACCTCGTAACAATCCTCATGCCAGACTTCCATGTCTGTAGGTTTCTCTTTAGGGGAAGCCTTAACACTTCTAACAGGGTATCTGAATCCCTCTATTTTACCACGATTTCCTTGGTTTACGTCATTGACATAATATCGGGAAACTCCGAACTCTTTAGCTATCTCTTGCATGGAGAACTCGTTAGCCAGTAACTCTACAATAATCTCATCTATTTGGTCTTGATTATCCATTACTTTCTTAGCTCCTTCAATGTTTCATTGATTAAAATTCGTGAGTAGTCTTTACGGATACTAAGGGTTGCCACATTCCCGTTTAACTTCACTACGTAATGGTGCTTACTTGACAGTCGAAATTCTGCACCCTCTTTCAGTAGGTACTTTTTGAATTTCTTGTGTGTTAGTGCTCCTCTATGATTCATTTCTTTATTCCCCAG